GATGGTCTTGTAAGCGTGCTCCTCAGAGTCGATGTCTCTCTTCGCAATCTCACGGAACAAAACGCGAACAGCCTCCTCCTCCTCGATACGGCCAGCGGCTACATAACCACCAACAAGTCGAGCAGCTTTTAGCAACATGGCATGTTTCTCACCATCCTCTGCCTGTCGAATCATTCTACAAGCAAGGTTCAGCTTCATGTAGTCAGTAACTGACTCCTTCCTCGCTTCTTGAACCTGTTCGCTCCTCTCTGTGGCAAACGCCCCGAACTTCTGAGCATCAGTGTTCACGATGATCTCAGGGTCGTAAGACTCAAAGCACGCCCTGGACTCGTTTACTCCAGACTCATCAACCTCAAGGCTGTACTGCTTGTAGAAGTACCGCACAAGAGCCCTGAAGTGATCCCTGTGGCGCTCTGGGTTGGTGATACGTACTAACGCCTTAAGGCCGTCCCCAGACGGGCTAATCCAACAGCTGTAGACATAGTCATCCGTGCTAAGAACCGCCTTCGACTTCTGCACATCAATGTGATCGAAGTCAAGTACAATGAATCCGCTGTGCTCAAACAGCGCCTCGTCAGCGCGTGACGAAAACTCCCCGCTGAATAATACAACGGGGAGCTTCTTCTTTGCTTCTTTGTTTCCAGACCTAACCTCATCAATCGTGGTTGCAGAATTCCCCTCCTGAATCCTCTTTAAGGCCGTTCCAAGTTGGATATGGTGTGGCTGGTCTTTTTGAAAGACATTCTGAAATATCGTTACTTTCATTTGAAAATGCTTTGAATGTGACTGGCAATATGTTTTCGAGTTGCGCCTTAATCTCTTTAGCTATAAGCTGTATTTCTTTTTGGGCGTGTTCGTCATCGCGAAGTTGCAAGAAATGTATCCAGCTTCGGACACTACCAGTCATATGAATTGTTGTTTTCGTGCACATGGGCAGGATCATGCGTGCAGTTTCACGTGCTACACCGTGATCAATCAAGTCTCTGTATAGCTTGTCTGCCATACGCAGGTGCTCTTCTACCAATTCGTTTGCATCTATCTTTCCGCCACATGATGTGATCGACCGCGTCAGCAACTTTGTTGATGATTGCCTGTTGTCTTTTGCCTGCTCACGAAGCTCAACCTCTTCAAACATATCTCCATACATACCAACATCTTGATACCGCTGACTGAACTCTTGGAAGGTGAAAGACCTGTGGCGTATTAGTTGTATGCCGATGGCCTTGCTCGTTTCTATTTCAAACGTAGCGTATGCGTGCTCGAATGGAGACCAGTGCTTGTGATTGATAAGGTACTTAATTAGCCCCTCGTAGTTCTGCTTCTTGTCTTTGCGTGACGAAGACACGCGAGCGACCTCTACGATATGCTTCTCAGCATCTGGTGTTATGTTTACTAAACTTACTTTCATGACTTAATAAATACCCCGTCAACCGTTTCTCCCTTTCGGTCAGCAATCTCGTCGTAAGCTTGTCGCAAGCACTCAGCAGGATCGAGCCCAAGCTGTGCTGACAATATGATAAGCGTTACGAGGCTGTCTCCGATCGCGTCGATCGTGTCCTCACGCTTGTTCTTAGCAATAGACCCAGCCAGTTCGCCAATCTCTTCTGTTACTTTGAGCATCTGCCGTGTAGCGTTTCGCTCTTGAATCAATCCGCGTTGATTCCCCCACTCAATAGTGGCTTGAATTAGTTCTGTAAAGTTCATTTTGTCGTATCTTTTTATGTCGTCAAAATCTATCACCCCATGCGTCATAAGGATGGATTGCACATGCCCAGCAACGTGCTTTATTGCTTTAATCTGAGGGCCGCTGTACCTGTGTGAGTAGTAGTTCAGTATATCACTGAAGTTGTTCTCTATGTGCTCAATAGCTTTTTTGTATTTAGCTATCTCGCAGTTTTCGCATTGGTCTTTCATTCGTGTAATCTTAAGTTTTCTTGTTCTAAATACTGAAGTAGCATACTTCTGATTTGCCTCACTGTAAGTAGCTGCGACTCATCTAAGTTCTCTGAGTTCCATTTAATCAGCTCCCTCATGTACTCGTCTATTTCTCTGACTACATACTTCCACTTTGCTCCGTTCATGAGATTGTCAAATCTCTCTTGCTGGTCAGGCAAGTTGAGTTCAAGTGTTACTTTCATGATTAAGGGTTTAATTGTTTTTGTTGCAACTCACGCACCTCTTCATCAAGAGTTTCGACGCGTCCCTCAAGTAGAACAAAATCGTTTTCTATGTTTGTGGCATATCTTTCTAGGTTTCGAATTACTTTGGTCTGCTGACCCACAAGACGCTCTAATTCTTTGCGCTTTTTACGTTCGTAAGTAATAAAGAACGGTAGTGAGATTATTAATACACTTATTGCTATAGTGGCTGCCATCATTTGTCTTCGGTGTTAAAGGTTTCGTTGTAGTATTTCTCGCAGCTGCTATAATGAATCGGAACCCATTGACCGCCTTCCCAATAGGCATCCATAATTTGCTCCTTCTGCATCGCCTTAGCTTCTTCGAGCTTGGATTTGTAGTACGGGTCACTCCAATCAATCGTTGGGAGTTCGCTTACTAACCAATCTATCGCTGTTTTCATCTGTATTTCCTAATTACTTTGAATATTCGTTTGGTATCAGAATCCAATTCAATCTTATCCATATTCCAAGCGATAGTAAAACCATGATTAGCATTGTAATCTTCAGGTAGTATTTTATTGCCGTTTACCTTAGATAAATAAATCCAAGGTACATTACCCATTAGTTCGAGTTCAATACCAATACGCTTCATACGGTTCATAAATACTTCAACTTCATTCATTCGTCTGTGGTGTTGTATGATATGTCATTCACTAAGATTAAAATCAGTGGTTTATGAATGAATTCTCATGCAAATTTTTACCAACATTTCTGTTTACTGGTGTTTATTTGAACGATTAACACTTGATTTGCCCATTTAATGATGCTTTATGACATCACAGATTGTGACCTCAAGTATACCCAATGGGGTTGATTTTATCGTTTCTTGTTGTGTTTATACCCGTTATGGTATACCTTGAACATCCAGAACAAGATTACAACACTTAGAATATACGATGCTACAATCACGTTACGGCTTATTCGTTACGACATATTCGTAATCAATAGTCATACTTTCAATCAGCATCTCAAGGTAATGCTTGGCCTTGTTGAGATCGTCAAGACCTCCTTTGTCTTTGTACCTGCACACGTACTTGATGATGTTCCCCTCTACGAAAGGTATGTTGTTTGCCATGCAGAACTCATATACCTCTACATTCATCTTCTTGTAGTGGTTACCACCCACTTGTTTGTCTTTTGCGCTCATCAGAAATCGAATCTTAGTTTCCACATTAAGAAATAGCATGACAAGTGCCAGCTACCACCATTACCAAAATCTCTTGGCTCTCTTGCCAAGCACACAGAAGGGATGAGATACCACCTGTGCGTTCTTGCCTCAATATAAAAGCTCATAGTGCATTTGAATTTACGTGTCCTACTATCTTGTATGATTTTATGCTTCTTACCATGACGTGCTTCTGACCTTTGTATGTACTCCCGTACACTTGGTCTTTGATGCTGTCCATTGTAAACTTGTCTGCGTGCATTCCGTTTATGGTGTTGAACCTGCTCACCACATCTATGTTCATGTTGTGAGTGGTCATCTTTTTCTTTCCTTTCTTGTACGATACATCTATGTTGCAGAAGTAGATGGGAGGAAGTCCACTCTCCACTTCTTCTTTAAGTGCTTTGCTATCCATTCAAATGTTACCCATTTATTCGACATAGGTTCAAGGTCTTTAGCCTTGAACAATACAGCATTATCTCCACGCTCTTTGTTGCGTATGACATACACATCATACTCATCATCCCTCATGTCTTCCCTCCAGCTTATGAATATCTTCCCGTCCTTGTGATCGACGAAGTGACACCCAAACTTGCCGTGATTACACCTGAAGAAGTAGGGGCTGAGAAACTCAATGTCCCTCAACCCCCATTCAATAGATGCGTACAGACCGATAACCTTAGAAGGGGATGTCATCAGAGGTTGCTGATGCATTGCTCATCTGCTTCTCAGAGCGCTTTTCTTTAGCGGCCTCAGAGTTTGGATTGAACACACGAGCGTGAGACCTTCCCTCCATGCTCCTGAACAATGTAACATAAGCATTTCCGCCGCGTCCTTTCTCGTCACGTGATGTGATGTACTGGTCGAGAATGTCTTTGAGTTCGTGGTCTTTGAGACGCACGCTCCATGACATCAACTCACCTTTGTCGTTAAACTTGGGGTCGTCAGCCCAGCCGACGAGCACCGAATCATACTTCTTTTCGCTCATAAAAATAAAAGGTTTAAAATAACTTGAACTGTGGTTTGGAATGCAAGATAAATCATAATGGACACGAATCCGAAAGAAACAAGGTTAAATGTTTGGTTAGACCTTAAATTTGAGATAGTCTTGCGTAGGTGGCTTATCATTCGTGAGGAAGTTTGTGATGCGACGAACAGCATCCATAAATTTCATCTCTCCTGCAAACAAGGTCTCCTCACTGCACTCTACAATAGCAGGTAGATATGGATATGTTTTCTCTTGTGCCAACCAGTAGAACTTGTCAATGCCAAACACCTTGGTGTAGATGTAGGCTTGAATGTCATAGCTGAAGTCGCGCACGCTGTACCTGAATTTCTCAACAGACTTGGTTGATTTGGAATCGACGATGAAGTCAGAACCCAAGCAGTCAAGAAACCCTTTGACGACAACTCCGTTGAGTCTCTCGTTGAACTCGACCTGATAGTCGCCAGGTGAGATGTACTCGTTGTACAACCCAGTATCGTGCAAGCGGTCAATCATATCATTGGCTGTCTTCCAGTCTTCAGGAGAGCACATGACTCTGCCGTCTTCGAGGGCTTGCGTGTTGAAGTAATCAACAGCGGCCTTCCACTCAGACGTTGCCTTCGGGCGGGCAGTCGATCGAGCTTTGTCGGACAGCCTGTCCATTATCATGTCGTCATTCACTACCATGTAGTGCTCCATTGCTTTCTCCCGCTCAAAGAGAAGCATATCGTATAGCGTACCGAAGTCAAGAGCCTTGGACTCAAACTTCAGTTCACCCTTCATGTACAGGTCAAACTTTGCCATGTCGGTCAAAGCGACCTTGAGAGAGCTGTACGACAAGTGCTCCTTGCCGTACAACTCACCAAGCTTTTTGCTTACGTCAATCATTCTTTCTATTAATCATATCTTCAGCCGCTTCAGCCGCTGATGTGTACCAAAATTTAAACCCAAGGATTGCTACGAGCCACACAAACAGCTTTGCTGTAACGTAGTCGCCAACAATGTACCTGATTCCATAACCCAAGAATCCAGTAGCTACCGACAGGCCGATAACTATTAGGGTGGCGAACACCCACACTTTATTTTCGTAACTCATCGTACAAACTTCTTGAGGCCAGCCTTCTGCCCGTCAGTGAGTTCGTCTCCGTACTTCGCAAGGATAGCGTCATACGCTTTCTGCTTGTCCGTCTGACCCTTGATATAATTGACAGCCTTGTCCATGATGCCTGACTCTGACTTCTTGGGTGAAGGAGCAGGGGACGACTCCTTGCCGTGCGTATTGGTTGCGTCAGAGTCCTTCGTGTCGTCAATCAACAACAGCCCGTTGAGTGCATACTTGCGAGCATATGATGATGCCGCGCCAGTAACCTGACTGCCGTCCATGCCCTTCTTGTTCTCCTCTTCACGAGCAAACCCATCCGACTCCATGTGCTCTCCTTCGTCGTTGGTGACAGATACCGTTGCTATAACGTACACACGATCGCCGACCATCTCGATTGAGTCGCTGATTCTGAACGTCAGCCCGTGCTTCACAGCTAATGGCTTGAGGGCTTCGAGGATGTCCTCGGCAGAGCGGTAGTTGTAGTTACCGAATTTGTTGCGCTGATTCTTAGGCGCTTTGAGTTCCGCCTGTAGTTCGCGGAGTTGCTTGTAAATCTTCATATGAAGTAAATTGAATTGATGCAAATGTATAGATAAGTTTTCTGAAATCCAAGGAAAAGGGCAACTTTGTTTCTCAAGGGTGATTCACGGCCACCTGTTGCAGGATCTCCCTGCACACCATTCGTTGCCCCGTGGGTCACCGTTGTG